AAAGCAGGTGGTCAAATAACTAAAACTATTTTCTCACCAATGACACAAGTAAGAAACGTTTCTACAGCATCTTTCTTTCCATTAGCTAGTGGATTAATAGGAGGTCGTACTTCAGTATCGCAAGCATTCAGAGATACATTTGAAGATATATTTAAAAGTGGAAAAATAGACGAAAAGATATTTGATGATTTTATAGATGACAGTGTGACAAGAGGAATTATCGATCAAAGTATTGCAGTTAATGAAATGAAACGTTTAGCTGAAAAAGGAGTTAAAGGTCTATTAAGTATTGATGACTTTATGAAAAACCCAACAGTTAAAAAGTTTGTTGATGTTTATCAAGGAGGTGACAACGTTTGGAAAATATACTCTGACAGATTCTACCAGTCTGCTCTTAAACAAGCATTCGGAGATCCTAAAGCTGTTCCAGAAAAAGTATTGGGTCAAGTAAAAGATTGGTACAGAACTGTAGCTAAAGAAGATTTTATTGAAATAAGTTCTATTACAGGTGCAAAGAAAACAGCAGACGAAGCTCTTAAAGAAGTGTCTGCGTATCTTGTAACTAATACTATTCCGACTTATAGTAAGGTCCCTAAAATAATTCAAAGTATTAGAGACTTACCTTTAGGAAACTTCATAGCGTTTCCTGCAGAGATATTAAGAACAGGATCTAATTTAATTACTATAGGTGCAAGAGAATTAACTAGCACTAACCCTTACATTAGACAAATGGGAGCTCGTAGATTAATTGGAGCTTCAGCAACGTTTGGTGGTATAGGTACAGTCATTGGGGGCACAGCTCAAGCTATCACTGGTGTTACAGATGATATGATGAACAAAGCTAGAGCATTTGTCCCTGTGTATGAAAAGAACGCATCGTTAATACCAGTATCATCGCCTGATGCCGATGGTAACTTTAAATATTTTAATTTTTCATATTCTAATCCTTACGACTCTTTAGTTAGACCAATTAATGCAGTTATAAATGCTTTTGGTAGAGGAGAAATAAATCAGGACAGCGTAGATACAATTGTGTTTAACTCTTTAATTGGTACTTCAGAAAATCCCGGAGCTTTAGTAGAATTCTTTTCACCATTTATATCTGAGTCTATTGGTGTTGAAAGAATCACGGACGTTACTTTAAGAGGCGGACGAACAGGAACAGGTAAAATGATTTACAGAGAGACGGATCCACTAGGTGTTAAAATATCTAGAAGTTTAGAACATATCATAGGTGGTCTTAACCCTGGAGCATTTACTTCTGCAGTTAAAATATGGGATGGTGCTAGTGGTAGATTTACCGACTATGGCAGTGAAAGAAATTTAAGAGACGAATTAGTGGCACTAATGGCCGGCATACGTGTGCAAGAAATTAAACCTATGCAAAGTATGCCATTTATTATTACATCATTTGGTAGAGATAAAAAAAACATTGGTGCTAAGTTTGCTAGTGTTGCTTATAGTGCAAGATCTACACCGGAACAAAAAATTAATGCATACAAAGTTTGGGTAATGGACTCATTTAAATCTCAAAAAAATTTAATGAATACTATTCAAGCTGCTGAAGATTTAGGTGTGAGTAGAAGTGAATTAAGAAGAGTTTTAAATGATCGTTTAAAAAATAAAACAGAAGTGCAAAATTTATTTGCTGGTAGATTTAAAGCACCTACTCCAAGTGAAGCTAGAGTTAAATCTTTACTTGAACGATTAGAAAATCAAAACTTAGATGCCGCATTAAAATTTGAATTGGGTCTAGATGTAGCCGAAGATGCGTGGGATGATCTAAAAAAAGATGTAAGGAACTTTGATCTTAATGATAGCTTAGAAAGTTTTGAAGCATTTATAGATGCAGCTCTAACTTTTGGTGTTAAAGAGGCAAGAGCTCTGCCACCTAGAGGTGCTAAATTAGCGCCTGTAGATAACGTGCCTGCAGTATTACCGGTTGATCAAAACAAAAATGCACAGGTAAACATGGCCTCTATTAACACAACTAATCTAGGATCTAGATATAATTTACTACCAACAGATCAAAAATTTGATAAACTATTTCCTTTTGGATAAACTATGGCAACTTTAAACGAACTTATAGCTCAACTAAACGCATCATCGGATCGTATTTTAGCGGATGCAAATAGAATGAATATTGCTGCAGACAATATGAATAAAACCTTGGATAATCAATTAGGTGTTCAAGAAGTATCTGGTGTTGCTGAATTGTTATCTCCAGGTAGAACAATAGGAGAGCAAAGAGATGCAGATATGTATGCAACAGGACAACTTCAATATTCAGACGTATTACCTCAAGATTATGGATACGTAGGTGCTAACGCTGCCTTTCCTAAAAAAGGTATACTGAGTCAATTAGGAGATACTTTTCAAAAGTATATTGGATCTGGTGGTATTATAGGCATGATTGGTTCAGCACTGCCAAAACGTTCTGCTTTAGATAGCTATATGATAGATACTTATGGTGGTTATGGAGACATGGGATTACAAGATAAATACGGTTATAATATTATTAATGCTGCTGACAATTATATGGTTCCAGGAAGTAGTTCTTTTAGGTCTGCTCAATTAGAATCTTTAAGAGGATTAGATCAAGACTTAGCTAATCAATTTTATTTAGATAACTATGGTAAAACTTATGATCAAGTTTACAAGGATGCTCAAAAGAAAAAAGATCCATTTAATCAAACAGTATCTTATGAAGGTGCTGATTATTATGGCGGTGCCGAACCTAGCGGAGCAAGTAATAATATTGGATCTAGAGTAAGTGATAGTTATGTAGAGGATGCAAATTACGGATTATTATAATGAAAAAATCGGCTTTACAAAAAATAGAATCTCATGAAAAACTTTGCAGAATAATGCAAAAACAAACATTTGAACAAATAAAAGAAATGCAAGAAAGAATTAAAAGATTAGAGTATTGGATTGTTGGTGGTATGGGTGCAATGCTATTAACTTTACTTATGGATATGTTGAATTAACTACATATACAACCAATCATAGCACCACTACCATCTTTCATTATATGTAAGTTTAAAGTATCTGCATAACCAGTTAATTTTTCTCTAATAATATCACATAAATCAAAACAATCTATTTCGTTAAATAATTTTATATCTTCTAACAATTTTTTTGTTACAGGTATAAGTTGATACAAACCATCGTTTAAAATAATTAAATCCATTGTTTTAATTCCTCTCCCATAACCTCACTAGCTATGTTAATTTTTTTACGTAAAGCTTTTACTATACGTTCGTCCACAGTTTTTTCAGCTATAATATCTATATAAGTCATTTTTCTTTTTTGACCGATACGATTTATTCTAGCCTCTGATTGTGTTCTTTTTTCAAGATCATAACCATTAGAATAATAAATCATAACATTAGCTTCAGTAAGTGTAATACCATAACCACCGGTTTGTGGTGTACCCACCAAGAATCTAATTTTAGAATTTGGGTCCTGTATTTCTTTTATAGCTTTGGCTCTATCTTCAGTAGACGTTGATCCATAATAAGTCATCACGGAACCCGGATATACTTTTTCAATTGCTTTAACTATTGAGTCTATGTCATGCCTCCAATGAGCCCAGATAATAGCTTTACCTTCTACTTCTTCAAGGATATCCATTAATGCAGTAACTCTTTCATTTTTAATAATTTTAAGTGTACCATCATCAGCTTTAAAATGACCACAAGTAATTTGTTGAAGTCTCATTAATTGAACCAATGCAGTAGATGTAGTCATCAATTTACCATCCATTTGTGCAAGAGCTACGTTTTTCATTTGATCATAAATTTTTTGTTGCTCTTTACTTAACTGTATAATTCTTTTTTGATAAGTATAGTCGGGCAAATCTAAACAATCTTCTTTTAAAACTCTGTCAGAAAATAGAGCAATTTTATCAGATAATTCTTGTAAGTTTTGATAACCAACTGGCACCTTTGCACTATGAGAACCGAAGTTCATAGTTTTAAGTATAGCGTATCTAGTTCTAAATGCATAATAAGAAGTAAAATCTAATAAACCTTCACCTAAAAACTCACATTGTTTGTACAAATCTAAAGGTGATTTGGTTACAGGTGATCCTGTAAGAATTCTTTTGTATTTAGCATACTGGCCCAAGGAACATATATGTCTAGATCTTTTAGCGTCAGGATTTTTTATAGTTGTAGACTCATCAATGGCCATCATAGTTCTATGACAACGTAAAAATTTAGCTGCAAACTCTACACCTTTACTTGTACTAAATGCATCAACATTCATAATTAAAATATGAAGATCCTCTCCAGGTTCAAACAATAAATCTAATTTTAGTTGTTGTGATTTGGTAATGTTGGCTTGCCATAATACCATTTTTTTATTAATGTGATCTACCATGTGTGTAGGTATTTCTGAATCAAACCAATTTTTATAAACACCTTTAGGTGCTACTAATAAAAATCCATTTATCTTACCTTTATCGTAAAGCATAGATACATTATCTATTAATACTTTAGATTTACCTGTACCCATTTCCATAAAGTAGGCAAATAATTCTTTGTTGTGTGACTTCTTAAGCGCTTTTAATTGATGCGCATAAGGCTTAGTTTTAAATTTATAATCCATAATAATTTCTTCTTTCTATTGACAGAGATAACATAACCTTATAATAGATGTCAATAGGAAAGTTATGAACACAGTTTATATAATACAAGAATTACCAGGAACCAAAATAGGAGCACCTAAATTTAATATTATGGGAGCCCAAAAATTTGGCACTTTAAAAACTTTATTACCAGAACATTCACAAATTATATTATCTCCAGGGCCCTTAATATTTAAGTTAAGAAAACTGTTAGATAAATATACTCCGGATGATTATTTACTACTTACAGGTGACCCTGCAATCATAGGTGTAGCTTGTTCAATTGTAGCTGATAAAACCGGAGGAAAATTTAATTTACTAAAATGGGATAGACAAGAAAAAACTTATTATCCCATAGAAATAAATTTGTATGAACAAGGAAAGATTGAAGAATAAACTTGACATAGGATATTATGACATTATATTAACAACATCATTAACTACTACGAAAGGTAAAAAGACATGAGTATAAATCTAGAAGAAGACAAAGTTGATTCGTTGGCTAACGAAAATACCAACGACATCAAAGAATTATCTGCCCAGGTTGTAAAGTTAAGAAACTTGGAAGATAAAGTTGCAGCAAAAGAAGAAGAATTAAAAAAACTAAAAAAGGATATGGACGTTTTATCTGGAGAGGTTATACCTACGATGATGACAGAAATGAATATTTCAAAATTTAGTTTAGCAGACGGTGCAGGTGTTCAATGCATGCCCGTCTATGGTGCTTCAATTCCTAAAGCAAAAGAGGAAGAAGCATACAACTGGCTTCGTAACAACGGCTTGGGTGACGTAATTAAAAATATGATCACTGTTTCCTTTGGTCGTAACGAAGATAACAAGGCAGCAAATTTTGCTGTCCTTGCGCAAGGTCAAGGATATCAACCTGCCCAGAAATTAAAGGTTGAACCTATGACACTTAAAGCATTGGTTCGTGAGCGTCTTGAGTCTGGGAAAGAGATGCCCACGGATCTATTTAATGTGTTCGCAGGAAACAGAACCAAAATAACGAGGAAATAGAAAAATGAGCAAAGAACCAATAACGAAGAAAAACAATGCACTGTCTACAAACGTTGTGTTTGAGGCAGATGCAAACGTGCAAACTGGAACGGTAGGACAAGATGATCTTGCATTACCGTTTCTTAAAATACTTGGTCAGTTATCTCCTGAAGTAAACAAGAGAGACGGTAAGTATGTCGAAGGTGCAGAACCTGGAATGATTTACAATTCAGTAACAGGTGAACTCTTCGATGGTGAAAAAGGAGTCCAAGTGATTCCATGTTACTACAAACTTGAATACGTTGAGTGGAAAGATAGAGGAACAGATGGATCGGGAGCTCCGGTTAATGTCTATCCTTCATCTAGTGACATCATGACTAAAACAACAAGGGGTGCAGATTTTAAAGATAGATTACCAAACGGTAACTATATTGAAAAAACTGCTCAACATTTTGTTATAGTTAATAGTGGATCACCAACTACTGCGTTAATTGCTATGAAATCTACACAATTAAAAATTAGTAGAAAATGGAATAGCATGATGCAAAGCATAAAGATGCAAGGTAAAAACGGTATGTTTACACCAGCATCTTTTAGCCATCTTTATCAATTAAAAACTGTGCAACAGTCTAACGACAAAGGCACATGGTTTGGTTGGGAAGTGAGCAAAACAGGTCCAATTGAAGACGCTGCATTGTATCAACAAGCTAGAAGTTTTTCTGAAAGCATTTCTAAAGGAGATGTTCAAGTAAAACATGGTGAAGAAGATACTGCTAAATCTGAAGGTGGATCCGCTCACATTATGTAAAATTCCCCTCCGGGAATGGTTGCAACGGGGGTGGCAAAGCGAGAGTAGAGTCACCCTCATTAAAAAGGAAAGATGGAAGATAAATTTATAGAGATATTTACAGGTCTTAAAAGAGACTATGGTTATGCAGATATTAACTCTGCATTTAAAGATTCAGCTACAGGTAAACTAAAATTAAAATATGGGTGGGCAGCAAAAGAATTATTAGAATCAGATTATTTAGATCATCTTACAGGTAAAAAATCTATTGGTATTCAACCTTGTAATGATGAGGGACTTGCAAAATTTGGAGCCATAGATATAGACTCAGATGAATATGATAACTTTGACTTAAGAAAGTATTTAGAAATTATTGATAAAAAAAATATTCCTGTAGTACCCGTTAAATCTAAAAGTGGTGGACTACACATTTATGTATTTTTTAAAGAACCAGTTAAAGCAAGTTTTGTAAGAAACTTTTTAGACAAATTATTATTTACGTTTGATTTAAAAGCATCAACAGAAATCTTTCCAAAACAAACACAACTTGGTGTAGGTTCAGATCAAAAACCAATTAATGGTAACTTCATTAATTTACCTTATTATAATCGTAATGAAAGAGTAGGTGTTAATTTAGATGGTACAGAGTTTACCTTTGACCAATTTATAAAAGTCGTCGAGGCTAACACAAAAACAAAAGAAGAGCTAGAAGAATTTGCAGATGAATTAATTAGACTCGAACTTACAGGTGGTGCAGATGAATTTATAGATGGACCTGTATGTCTACAAAGATTATCAAAATCTAAATTAGATGATTACAGAGATAGATTTATTTATAATTACATGGTGTTTGCTAAAAAGAAATATCCGGATAACTGGGAAGAAAAACTTTTAGAAGGCGCTAGAAATTATATTGTTTACGATAACATATGGGGTGATGAGAAAGTAAAACAAAAAATTAAAGCTTATAAAAAAGACACTGCAGGTCATACTTGTTCAGAAGAACCTATCAATAGTATGTGTGTTAAATCAGAATGTTTAAAAAGAAAGTTTGGTGTAGCTTCTGATAAAGTTAAAAAGTTTCCAACACTATCTGCATTAATTAAAATAGATTATTCACCTGATCCAGAATTTAGATTTACTGTGCACTACAACGATAAGATTGAAGGTGAAACTACACAACAAATAATTGCGAGAGATATAAATTATATTATGGACCAAGAAAAACTTAGACGTTTGATTGGAGCACATACACCTATTCCACCACCAAGAATTAAAGGTGATGATATGCAAACTATATTAGATAACTTATGGCAAGGAATGAAAACAGAAAAAGCTCCACCAGGCACATCACCAAAAGAAGTATTGCATAAACATTTAGAAGATTACATTCATGGTGTTCCAGCTGTAAGTGATGCTGCATTTAGAAGTGGTAGCACTTTAATTGATACCGATGGCTTTGCTTACTTTGTGTTTGATCCTTTTTATAATTTTTTAAAAAATAAAGAATGGAAAGCTAAAATTGATAGAACAGGACAAATGTTAATGGATTTTTTTGAAGCTGAACTTAGACACCCTAAAAGATATCCTAAAAAAACAACCGAAAAAAAATCTAACAACCCTGTAAGATGTATAAAAATTTCTATGAAATACTTTAACAAAGAAGAAAATGAAATAGAAATCTTACCAATGAAGAGTAAAAAAGATATTCTTTGATGACAAAAGTTACAAAAATATACGGCCCTCCAGGTACAGGGAAAACTGAAAAATTAATTCGAAGAGCCATGGCCTACATAAGAATAGGTACTCCTGTTAATAAAATAGGTTATTTTGCTTTTACACGTAAAGCTGCAAATGAAGCAAGAGATAGGATGCTTAAAAAAAATCCTCAGTATAAAAAGAAACAACTTAGATATTTTCAAACATTGCACTCTTTAGCTTTTCATAGTTTAGGTCTTAGAGAAGAAAACGTTATGCAGGATTATCATTACAATGATCTTGGAAAAGAATTAAGTATAAGAGTTAATGCAAAAAAAGATTTAGATGCTTCCCCTTACTTAACATGTGACAACGAATATTTTCAAATAATTTTAAAAGCTAAAGAAAAAAATATATCAGCTTGGGACGAATACTGTACAGGAGAACACTACGTAGATGATCCAGATTTACTTAAACATATAGAAGCAAACTATAACCATTACAAGCATCCTGACATAAATAATTTGGTAGATTTTACGGACATGATTCATGACATCGTAAAACAGCCACAAAAAATTCCAAACTTTGATGTAGTTTTTATTGATGAAGCTCAAGATCTATCTCCAATACAATGGAATCTGTATGACATATTAAAATCTAAATCAAAAAATATTTATTTAGCTGGGGATGATGACCAAGCGATTTATGGTTGGGCCGGTGCAGATGTAGATAGATTTATTCAAGAACCTGCCACAGAAAAAGTATTGTCAAGATCTCGAAGAATTCCAAAAGCAGTACAAGATGTATCTGAAATTATTACTGCACGAATTGCAGGACTTAGAGCAACTAAAAATTATTTAGCAAGAGATGAAGAAGGATTATGTAGTAAAATCAATAGCTTAGAGAACGTAGATCTTCATCAAGATAACTGGTTAATCTTAACTAGAACTTTGTCTAGAGCAAAAGAAGTATGTGATCTTTTAAAAATAAAAGGTCTATACTATGAAAACAGAAATCAAAAAAGTTATAATACCAAACTTTATAAGGCAGTTGTAAATCATAGTAAATGGTTAAATGGTGAAACAATAACAGATACAGCAAGAGCTGATATTATAGAATACATTGGAGAAAAAAGAGAGCTCACAAAAGATTTAAAGTGGTTTGAATGTTTTGACAATGCATCGGCTGAAGACAAAATTTATATAAGACTAATGTTATCAAACAAAGAAAAATTAAGTGATGATGCACGAATCAAAGTATCTACTATCCACGCTGCAAAAGGTGGTGAATGTGAGAATGTAATTTTAGTATTAGATAATGCTAAAAAAATAAGAGAGGCCACTACTAAAAGTATAATAAAGCGTGACGAAGAGCACAGAGTATGGTATGTAGGTTGCACGAGAGCAAAAAGAAACTTATATTTAATGAGAGCAAAAATCGAACGAAAGGGATATCAACTATGACATCAGAAGATATATTTAAAGAATCATTTCCACAATACAGTCAGGTAGGCGGGAATCACTATACAAAGTTTCCTATTCAACCCTACGAATTTATTTCTAAAAACGATTTATCATTTTTTCAAGGCAACGTTGTGAAGTACGTTTGTCGTTATCAACGAAAAGGTGGTATTGAAGATCTTAAAAAAATTGTACACTACTGTCAGTTAGAGATGTTAAAAATTAATGACATGAAAAAGAAAAAATAATGCCTAATAAACATTATAAATGTAAAATTATTACAGTAAATAAACATAAATTTCGTTTAGAGATTTACAATTCTTTAGTTGATTGGGAAATATTTCCATACAATTATAATGCAGCTCTGTATGCATTTAGTAATAAAAATAAATTAAATAAAATAGTAGAAAAAAAATACGTATTAGAAAAATGAAAGTACCTTTATTTGAAGCACAGACAGAATGGAGTGAACCAGAAGAATATCCAGATCTAAGAAAATACGACGAGATTGCAATTGACCTAGAAACAAGAGATCCAGATTTAAAATCTAAAGGTAGTGGATCTATTATTGGTAATGGTGAAGTAGTAGGTATTGCGGTTGCTGTGCCAGGAAGAAAATTTTATTTTCCAATTGCTCACGGATCAGGGCCAAACATGAATCGTAAAAAAACATTAAATTGGTTTCAAGATGTATTAGATAGTGACGCTATAAAAATATTTCATAATGCTATGTACGATGTATGTTGGATTAAATCTATGGGTCTTAGTATTAATGGACAGATAGTTGATACTATGATTGCAGCATCTTTAATTGATGAAAATAGATTTAGATTTGATTTAAATAGTTTGTCTTGGGATTATTTAGGTTATGGTAAAAATGAGTCTGCATTAAATGAAGAAGCAAAGTCTAGAGGATTAGATCCTAAAGCAGATATGTGGCAACTTCCAGCAATGTATGTTGGATCTTACGCAGAGAAAGATGCAGAGCTTACATTAGAACTTTGGCAAATATTTAAAAAAGAATTATTACATCAAGACGTTGAATCTATTTTTGAACTCGAGACAGATCTGTTTCCTTGTTTGGTAGATATGAGATTTCTTGGGGTGAGAGTGGACGTTGAAAGAGCTCATACATTGAAGCAAGCATTAACAGTACAAGAAGATAACTTACTCCAACAAATAAAAATAGAAACAGGAGTAGATGTTCAATTAATGGCAGCAAGAAGTGTTGCCAAAGTTTTTGATAAACTTGGTTTACCTTATGAAAGAACTGCAAAATCACAGGCACCTTCTTTTACTAAAAATTTTATTTCTAATCATGAACATCCTGTAGTTAGAATGATTGCTCAGGCTAGAGAAGTTAACAAGGCTCATACTACTTTTATAGATACCATAATTAAACATGAACATAAAGGTAGGATTCATGCTGACATAAATCAAATTAGGTCAGATAATGGCGGAACTGTGACGGGTAGATTTTCTTATTCAAACCCAAATTTACAGCAGCTTCCAGCTAGAAACAAGGATCTAGGACCTATGATTAGGTCTATTTTTATACCTGAGAAGGATCATAGATGGGGTAGTTTTGACTATTCTCAACAAGAACCTAGGTTGGTAGTGCATTATGCAGCTTTACACAAATTTCCGTCCGTAAACGATGTAATAGAAAATTATGAAAATGATACTTCAACAGACTTTCACCAGGTCGTAGCAGATATGGCAAAGATTCCAAGATCACAGGCTAAAGTAATTAACCTTGGATTATTTTATGGTATGGGTAAAGCTAAACTCCAGGCTGAGTTAGGTGTATCAAAAGATAAAGCAGCAGAATTGTTCGATCAATACCACGCTAAAGTTCCCTTCGTTAAGCAGTTAATGAATAGTGCTTCCAATCGTGCCCAAGAGCGTGGTCAAATTCGAACTCTCTTGGGACGATTGTGTAGATTTCATTTATGGGAACCTAATCAATTCGGTATGCACAAAGCATTGTCTCATGAAGAGGCATTGCAGGAACACGGACCAGGGATTAGAAGAGCTTATACATACAAAGCTCTTAACAAACTTATTCAAGGATCGGCAGCTGACATGACAAAAAAAGCCATGTTAGATTTATATAAAAATAATATAATAGCACACGTGCAAATTCACGATGAACTTTGTATTTCTATAAGAGATCAAGAACAAGCAAATAAAATTGTTGAGATTATGCAGGATGCAGTTACCTTAGAAGTCCCTAATAAAGTAGATTGTGAACTAGCAAATAATTGGGGAGAAATAAAATAATGTTTTTAGGAAATGCTGCTATTGTTTTTTCAGGAGCATTGGGCGATACTTTATGTGTTTCAGGTGCTTTAAATCAATATTACAAACAAAATAAAGAAAAATTATATCTTATAACAGATAAGCCTAGTTTATTTATAGGACAAGAATATTGTAAAGAAGTTCTTTCCATGGATTTTTTTGGATCAAATGGTTCAATGAATAAAACAAATTTATATAAAAAATTTAAAAAAATATATTCTTTATATTGGCAAACTGAAAAACATTTAAAAGGATACTATTCAATTTCAGAAAATTATTGTGAGCAGTTAAATGTTAAAAAAGTAAAATACCCATTTTTTAAAATAAACCCCAAAGAGTTAGATAACTTTAACATTGTAAATAAACCCTACATATTAATATCATTAAAAAATAATAGATATCAAAACGAATTTATAGATAAAAATTCTAAATATTTTACAAACAAAACAAACTTAGATTTAATTTTTAATTTAAAAAAAGATTTTAAAGATTATGAAATAATTGATTTAGCTGACATAAAAACTAATATATTAAAAGATTTAATATTAGCAGTAGCAAAATGTGATACCTTTTTATCAGTTGACACGTCATTACAACATTTAGCGGCTAATGAATTTTTACAAAAAAGAGGAATTGTTTTATGGAACAATAGTGCTAATATCGATACTTTTGGATATAAACATAATATAAATTTAGTAAGTGATTTTGTTCATCCTTATAATAATTATGACATAATATCTAAAAATTTAAAATTAATTTTACAAAATTAAGGGTTGATTATGGCTTATTTAAATGCAAACATACCGCCGATTTACGCAAAAATTAGAAGGGAGTATTTATATGACTGCAAAAAACATCATGGAGAAGTTGAAGACTGTATTATCTTTGGTATTACCTCTATGGGAGGTCGTGCTATCTTATGGCATGCGCTTATGGAAAATGGTGCAATCTTTTATCGTCTCCCAATTACGGCTTTTATTCAACGTGGTTATGAACCCGAGTCTGTTCCACATAAGAGACTTGATGAACTGGAACTTTGGAATTCTTTTAGTTATTATCCTACTGTTACTAGTTGGTCTATTTTAAGCGCAGCTTCTGGTAAATACATAGGTAAGGATAAAAAATGGCACCATGGCCACTATTTATTTACTATTGACTGGGCACATCCAGATAGTAATATACTTGACACCGATCATTCGGAGATTCCGCACGAGCATAAGTGCGCTCACATAATTGCATTAGAAGATGGTAATTATGCAGCACAACCAAACAACAGATGTATATGGGACCTACCTTCTTTCACTGTGAAAGATAACATCCCTGACTGGAAAGTGCAGACGAATGAATGGAACGTAGAAGATACTGGTAAATGGAAAACAGAGGATACCGATAATTTCTTTTACGAAATTGAGGAGAAAAAAAATGATTTGTAATTGTGGACATAGAATGAGAGGAAAAGATATTTGCCCTTTAGGTTTATGTTTTTTGCACACACATGCTGATGGTACAGTTCATATACATGAAAAAGGTAACTTGCCTCACGAACATAAAGAGGTAAATGTGTTTAAAAAATTATGGCAAAAAATTAAAAGTTGGTTTGTATAATGGAGTATCAGAGGATGAATTACTATTTTACAGGTTTACTAATTGTAATGTTAGTCGTTCTAGCTTTCTGTGGAGGACCAGGTGTCCCATAAACCATTAAGAATCTCGGAAGAGGCCGCCGTGCAGATGCCGATGAAAACGGTTGCTAGTTTGATCGTGCTCGTCGCAATTGGAACTTGGGCTTATTTCGGTATTATTGAAAAACAAAACAAGATGGCTACACAATTAGAACTTATGTCTAAAGATGTAGAGAATAATTCTGAGTTTAGAATCAAATGGCCACGAGGACAGATGGGTACATTGCCCGCAGACTCGGAGCAGTACATGATGATCGAGGATTTATACAAGACCACCGATCGTTTAAATGAACATATAGAGTCAATGGCATTAAACAAAGTAAATATAGAATTTTTAACAAAACAAATGGAAAAAGTTTTAATTGATATAGAAAAACTAAAAGATCAAAACAGGGATTTTAAATACAATGGCAACGGGAGTTACTCACAATGATAGAGTCTATAGTGGCCCTTTTGATGTTTGTAAACGGAGAGATCAAGGAACACCTTGTTCAAAAAAACATGGCACATTGTCTTCGAGGCAAGCGTCACGCGGAGAGACAGTTTAGTGAATCAGTAACCTACAAATGCTATAAGGGTAAAGCAAAGATAGAGTTATACCAAGGTAGAAAATATATCCAAGCTTTGATATTAGAATAATTATGGAATTAACACGAAACTTTAGTTTACAAGAGTTGATTAAATCAGACACTGCTGTCAGGTTAGATATCAATAACAATCCTAATTCAGGTCAGATAGAAAAACTAAAAGCACTTTGTGAAAATATTCTCCAACCAGTACGTGATCACTTTGGCAGAGTCAAGGTGACGAGCGGATTTCGTAGTGAGCAGCTGTGTATCAAGATCGGCAGCTCAGTCAACAGCCAACATGCAAAAGCAGAGGCGGCGGATTTTGAAGTGATGGGCACAGACAATGCAGAGTTAGCTGATTGGATTAACAAGAACCTAGACTACGATCAATTGATTCTTGAATTTTA